TTGTTATCAGTGGTGTGATGTCGACAGGTATTATCTATGTGTGCTACCGCAGGATATTTGGAGGAATCAAAATGTTCTGCAAACAACATATAGGGACTTTTCATAGCATGAGGATTAATTGTTGAAGCCCCAAAAGGTCTGTAATCTAATCTAAACTTAATTTCATTAACTCTTTTTTTCATATGAGGATTTCTTGGATCCGCTAAGATAGAACGATTACCTAAAGCTCTTGGTCCTATTTCACCATTCCCTTGATACCAACCAATTACTTTTCCTTGACTTAATATATCTACTATTTTGTTCATAGCTTTATCTCTTAAAATTGATTTAGGGGCCTCATCACTTTGACAGAAAGGGAAATTAGGTAAATTAAACTTAGGTAGATTATGTTTTATTCTTAAATATTCCATAGCACCTAAACTTAATCCTTCATCATTAGCATGAGGAGGAATATAGATATTGGGGTAATTTCTTTTTAAGACACTATTCCAAGCAACATTTAAAGCTACTCCACCACTATAACAAATTGGGTCCGTGGTTCCTGGTCCGTGTGCCTTGAACAATTGTAAAAGAATAGTAGGAACATAATGATGAATTGTTCTTATCCAATCTAAAGGATTTTGTTTATGTACATACCACTTATAGTTAAATAACTTATGAACATTATAAATATCAAATTGTTGTATAAAGGCTAAAAACTCTATGTCTATATTTCCATAACTTTGAAGAGCCATTAAAGAACCAGCATTATCTAAAGGATTACATTGTAAAGGAAACTTATATCCTGCCTCTAACATCTCTTGACCTAAACTTCCATGTTTTATTAAATCACCTCTTTCTACTAACTGATTATTTTTAAAGACACTCCAACTATTATGTAAGTCACCAAAGCCATCTATTACAAAACCAAGTTTATCTTGAGGATTGTCAATGATTGGCCAACAACTTAAATGATGAGCGTAGTGATGATTAACTCTTGTGACTTTACAATCAGCAGGGAAATCTTTGTAATTCTCAATAGCAGGAAAAAACTCTTCCTGACGACAACTTAGATTGTATTTCCAGGGATCAAAGACAATGGCTATTTCATCTAAATCTTTAGAACGAATGCCCCATTGTTCTTCAACTATATCTTCCCATTTATGGAGGTCTTGAACACCATGGTGTTTGATTTGATACTTTCTCTCTGTCTTTAAATAAGACAGCTTTTCACCATCAAAGTAGGTGAAATTACTATCATGCTCACATATCCTTAAAGCCAATAATTTCATTAAAAAGTAACTTTATTCCAATTCTGACAAAGGTGGTAATTAAACGCTAGACTTATTCTTAACTGTTCTTTTTCATTAGGCACAACTCGATGAGCTAGGGAATCTGGAAACAGTAGTATATCTGAAAACTTTGGTGTAATAGGAATACGATTATGAACATTGAATTCAATGTTTGAGTTATCTTCTGTTAAATAGATAACACCACAAATATATTTTTTACAATCATGTATGTGAGTATGAAACTCTTGAAAAAAATCTTTTTCATAAACATTAACCCAAGAACCATCTATATATCCGTCAATGAAATTACCTCTTTGATGCATATAATTATCTATGTGACTTAATATATTCATTTTCAATTCATGAAGCTCTACCATATTTAAAATATTATTAGTAACATCTCTAGAGGTTTTAATTTTACAGTTCCAAGTTTGATGATTAAACTTATCTTTGTGGGTTAATATAAAATCTAACGACTTTTTAGTCACATCTTGGTTTATTTGAGAGTAATAAAATTTAGTATTGTCTGTGTTATGAAGCATTATATTTCTATATTACAAGTCATTGATAATTTAGGATTATTAATTTCAACGACTTGATGGTCTACAAATTTATCAAACCAAATACAATCTTGGTTTTCAAGTGTTTTTTCTTTTTGATTAATTATCCATTTAGATTTACCGAATATGTTTTTAACAATAACCAAGTATTCATGATTATGTTTTGGAAAAGAAACAGATTTTTTTCCATTACCAAAATAAAAATTACAATTAATAGGTCGATTAAATTGCTTATTTAAAAGCTGTTGGATGATCCAAGTATCTTTACAGAAACTTCCTATGTTGGAAAAGATTAAGGTATAGCCCTCTTCATAACATTTTATACACGCACCTGAGTCTAAATACCCATCCTGGTTAAAAAACTTTTGATGTTTTGAACCATCTTCTAAAACAGCCTCAATAGAGGGTTGTCCCCATGGATATCTATAGGGCCATCTATATCTATCTAACATTCTTTCTAGAATCTTTTCTTCCGTTAAATCTATATTTTTAACTTTTAATGTTTCTAGAAATTTATCTTCTACCATCTGGTTGTACTTCAAAACGAAGTGTACCTAATCTCCATGCAGTTCCTGTTGTGTTAGAAACTAAGTTAGCTGTAAAGGATCTTCCTCTTCCTCGTAAATCTACCTTGTTAGTTGTAGAGGTAAAACTAGTTGATTTAGATACAGGTGTTGTATCATTAGGATATCTAGAAAATTCAAAATCTAAATTTAAAACACCACTTTGATTTTGTACGTCAGGAATCAATCTAGATACAAAAGCAAATTCATCTCCTTGGGCAATTTGTACGTCACCTGATTTTAAATAAGCAGTCATTGCTGATCCATCGGCATCGTTTCCTGCCTCTTGTAAATAAAGTGTAGACGCTCCATTCGTTAAACCGCCTATTGTTTCATTATTAGCAATAGCTGTTTTATCGTAATAAGTAGCAATAGGGTTATCATATACTTCTCTATCTATCCAACTTGTTCTAGCTAAACTTCCTGTCCACCAAGTACCTTCTGTGTAATTATAAGCTACTACTGCATTAATTTGATCTGATCCTGTTCTAGCATAAAACCATAATATTTCATTAAATTCACCATTGTGTCCTGTAAAAGTATTCTCGGAAGCTGCTTGATTTAAATTACTAAAGACATATTGCTCCACTGTACAAGGAAGTTTTTTAACCGAACCATCAAATAAATAAAAAGAATCTTGTGACATCCAATAAGAGATACCATTCAAATCTACGGCACCGTGTTGTCCAATAATTCCGCAGTTCTGACCAAGCTGTCGTAAACCAAAAGTAAAAGGAGGGCCTATGTATTGTAAAGAGTGTAGTGATGTATCTGTCCATACTAATATTTGACCTCTTGATCTTTCGGCAGCTACTATTTTTGAGCCATCAGCAATGCGTAGTGAACCAGCAGTATTTTCTGCGGTAGGCTGATAAGTGTTTATATCTTCTTGATCCGAGAAACGAATTAATAAATCATCTTGAGATCCAGGAGTACCGATTGTATTTTCTGTACCCATAATTAATAGGTGACGATCAGGTGTAGAGATTAAACTTAACCTTGAAGTAGTTGGTGCATTTGTTACAGCAGTTGCTCTAGTTCCTATACCAACAGAAGTGTCCCAAATATAAGTACCACCGTTTAAAACTGTTGCAATCAAGTCCTCTCCATAATTGTCCAGTGACCACTGACGAGCAGATAAAGTAACATTTGAAGAAGAGGAAGCTTCTCCCCATCCACCTAGACCGTAGGCATCTGTTCCATAACCATATGCGGGAACAGAGAACTCAGGACCAATTCCAATTTGAAAAGCTGCTGTTGTTACACCGTTAGCAGTAATACCAGCATTGGCTTCATTACTGCCTACATCAATATAAAAAGCATTAGCGTTTGCTATACCTAATACTTCAAACTCTTTATCAAAAGTGCTAGCGGTAAAACTTGTATTTGCTGTATCTAAACTGCCTGTACTAGAGAGAGTTACAAAATCACCTAACTGAGCTCCGTGACTAGCTATACTAACAGTCACATTAGAAGAACCATTGGTGGTAGTGAATACAGAAGTTGCTCCAGTGTTGGTTTGTCTAATAGGTGTAATGTCGGTTACAACCCCTTCGGAATAGATGTATAATTTTCGATCAGTTCCAAAGGCATCATATCGTGTGCCATCTAAAGATAACCAAGCGTGTTGATCTCTAACTACACCAACAATAGTCGTGGAGACGAACTTCTCCCATCCTTTGATTTTCTGTGGCAATCCTTGAAAGAAGCGTACATTATCCGAGTCTACCCACTGGCCTTGACCCGTATAATCTGTAACTTCTTTGTTAATGCCTGGTTTTGGTGTAAAATTAGTAAGTGGCATGACGCCTACTTTACATCATCTTTTTTAGCAAATAAAGAGCCAACATGCCCTTGAAAGGCTTTATTTCCAAAGTGTGTTAAAGGCATAGAAACATCAGCCCATATGTCTCCACCACATTCTTGCCATAGTCTAGAGAAGTAATAATCCTCTGAAAGATATCTTTTTACACCTGGTTTTGTTTCATAGACACCAGCGCAAAACAAATCATAGCAGTTATCAGAGCTAAAAGATTTACCATTAATAATCTGATCGGATTGATATTTACGTTCAGGATACTTTTTCATCATAGTGCGAAAAACTTCTCTTTTAACTAACATCATCCCTGTTGCAGCTTCGTTAACCTTACAAAAACCACTTTCCATTTTCACATTCATGGGATCATCAAAATTTAAATTATAGCCTAGCGACTTTATCTCTAGTTCTTCAGGGGAAGCATTAGGATTATCTTTTAATATTTGAGGTATCTTTTCAAAATGAATGTGTTTTCTCGGATAAATACCACACACCACATCTTTATCAAAACAAAGTAATCTTTCTATGTTTTGAGAATTAAATCCAATATCAGAATCAATAAATAATAAGTGAGTAGCTACATAATCAGTTGCATCCATCATCATTGAAACAACAGTATTTCTAGCTCTTGTTATAAGACTTTCGTTTCCCATTGTTTGAACTCTCATTCCAACACCACGAGCCATGGACCACTGTTGTAGATTTAATAATCCATGCATTGTGTTTTCGGTCAACATTCCACCATACATAGGCATTCCTAAGAATATTTTAAAATTTTTATCTTTCAGTTCTTCTGGTTTAATCAT